GACATCGCAGATGTCGTCGAGTTCGGCAACCCGTGTGATAATTGCTCGAACGTCGGCCTTGCTGATGTCGCCGGAGACAACCCTCGTCGCCTGCTTGGTATATTTCAGAAGCTCCCTTGCTCTGTTGCCAAGCAGAAACTCCTTATCGGCCATGTCTGCACTTCCTTTCCGGGCATTGCCCGTTTAATACGGCGGCCAGATCTTCAGGCTCGCCGACGAAAATGCAGCAGTCGCTCTTGACGGTCAGCGTCCCATAATTTTGAGCGTGGGTCATACCGCAGATGACAAGATCGGTGCTGCGCTTGAGGTCGCACGGAGGCGTAATCGCTGAGAACAGGTTCCCGATGATGCAGGAAATTTCATCAGCGGGGCGTGAGAAAATGATTTCCTCTGCCATCAGAACTCGATCCTGCCCAGCGATGCGTTCCATACGCCGGTCACGTTGACCGCACTCAGGTCGGTGAAGCCGACGCTGAACGGATTTTTCGTGATCTCCGTGCCGTACTTCAGCTCGATAGCCTTGACGGCTGCGTCAACAGCCGCGATGGAAGCGCGGATGTCACCGTGGGCGGATGCGTCGCTGTTGTGGGCGGCGATGTCCTGATCCACGAGGTCATCGGTCTGCTGCTTCGTGTAGGCGTCGATTTCGGGCCGCTGCGAAGCGGTCAGCTTGCCGTTGGCGTCCAGAGTAGCCAGACCACCCGGCGTACCGACCTGCTCGGTAGTGATATACTTGCTGTCGTCGGTCTGAGCCTGACCGACATTTACAGTTCCGTAAGCCATAACGTCAGGTTACTCCTTTCCTTGATTCAGCTTGTACTCCGCGGCAATCGCTTCGGTGGGGACGGATCTTGCCCACACGCGGATCTTCCCCGCCAGCGTTTCGTTGGTGGGGCACATACCGCATTCGATAGCCACGTCCATGCTGTTCGGGGCAATCGCAATATCAGCGCGGTCTTTTGCCGTCACTCCTTCGACCGTGATGTCGCAGTAGTTCGGGTAACTTTCCGACGCTTCATCGACGCCCCAGCCCGTAGTCGGAATGGTGATGGACACCGAAGCCTGCTTATCAGCCTTGACGTTCTCCATCTCCTGCATTGCCTCCGTCACGGTCTGAGCCAGTTCGGCGACAAGGCCGTTCGTGAAACTCTTCGCCGCTTCCGCACAGGCTTTCAGGTGCTCCGTGAGTGTCAATTTACCCATGCGCTAATACCTCCATGTCGGATAATAGAGGGCAGAGGGATTTCTCCCCCTGCCCTTTCGCGTGTTCCTGTGGATTAGACGCTGGTAGTGGTGAAGACCTCATTGAGCATCTCGGTCACTTCGCCGTCGGTGGCGACAGCGCCGTGAACGACGTCGGTGGGCTCCTTATACACCTGAGTCTCGGTGCCGTTGATCTTGATGTTGCCGTTGGTCTCGGAAGCCTCGACCTTGGTAGCGCCAGCGGTGATAGCCTCCAGCTTAGCCTTCAGCTCATTGGTGAAGTCGTTGGCGGACAGCCCCTTGCCGTCTTCCTTATCGACCTTGCCGGACAGATCAACGAAACCGGCCAGCACGTCGAACTTGTAGTCCTCGCCGGACTTGACAACGACGACGTTGGTGCCCTTGGGGTACTTGTTGCCAGCACCCTCAACGAAGCTGTCGGTGGTGGTGAAAGCGTTGGTCACGTTGTAGACGTTACCCAGCACGTTCTCAGCCAGAGCGGGCAGGTCAGCGAAGGCGACGGAGCCGGCGGGCTTGTAGACGGCGCTGATCTTCGCATTCAGCTCTTCCTTGGTGTAGGCGTCGGTGATGCCGTAGCCGGCCAGAGTGGTCGCGGAATCAGCCTTGCCAGCCAGAACGGCAGCCAGAGCTTCGTCGAGGTCATCCTGAGAAACCTTCGCCTTGAAGGCCAGCGCAGCCAGACCCTTGATGGCGACATCGACCTTGTTCACGGCGATGGTGCCATTCGCGGAGCCGGTAGCGATCAGGATGTCAACCATCTTCTCGGCGATAGCCAGAGCAGTACCGTTGACCTTGACGCCAGTGAGGACGTTGGGCTCGCCGCCAGCGGTGACGAGGTCATCGACGCGGCCAGACAGAGCGGTCAGTTCGGATTTCAGAGCGTAATCGCTCTTGACCTTCTCAGCCAGAGCCTTGAGGGCTGCCAGTTTTACCAGATGAGTGTTGTCGTAAGCCATTGTGTTTTCCTCCTAATGATGATTAAAAATATTTGTTCACCGAAGCGTCAGTTCCCAGTTTCCTCGGAATTGAACACTTCGTTGAGCATCTCAGTTACCTCGTCGTCGGTCGCGGGCGTACCGCCGAGGGGTTCCAGCTCGCCGGCCGCGTTCTTGATCTGATACGGCGTGGACACACCATCCACGACGACAGAGAGCTTCTGACCGACGTAAGCTGTGGGGTTGGTCTGTGCGTACTCCTGAGCCGCCTCAAGAGAGGGCCAAATCTCGGTGGTGTCGATGCTGAACGCATCCTGACGCTTGATCGTCAGCGGGAACTCCATCTTGGCGTAGCTGTTCTGGGTGTTATTGACTGCCATATTTCATTCCCTCCTCTCAACCGAGCGTGACTTTCAGAACCGCAGCGTTCTCATACGGAACGGCCGGCTCGAAAACCCACACGTTGTAGTCCTTCGCGGTGTAGCCGTTGGCGCCCTCGACGGCGACAGTCTTCTTGGTGAAGGTATCGGTCACGTCTGCGTTCAGTGCAGTCTCGTTGATGACCTTCTTCACGCCGGTCTTGCCGGCGATGCAGGCGATCACGACGCGGTTCGCGCCAGCGGGAACATTGACGGTGATGACGCCGGCGGTGTACGCCTTGCCAGACTTGGTCAGGCCGCGGATGTACGCGCTGTCCAGCGCGGGCTTCTCGGCGGTCGCGCCGTAGAAGAAGTTGCGGAACGGAGTGTACGCCGCAGAGTCCTTCGTCTTGGTGCCGGCAGCAATCGCAACAGCGGGGTTGGACGCGCCGCCGAGGTTGTCCTCAGCCTGCACACCAGCGCCATGCGTCGCGGTCACGCGGTACTTCAGGCTCGCCACGGCGTTGTCGCCGCCAGCATCGCCGATGATGAAGCCGTTTCCGCCGTTGTTGTCGCTGCCCGCAGGCAGGGACGCGG